CATCAGAGGGTATGACAAATTGGCATGACAAAGATTCTTCTATAAATGATTCATCTATAACAAGTAGTAGTAAAGAAGAAAATGTGTTAACCAACGCAAATTCATTAAAAGAAAAAGTAAAAAAGGAACTACAACCACTTTTTCCTGAACAAAATCTTGAAATGATAATTTATTCAAATTTAAAAAATATAATGAGACTTATAAATAATCACGGGAATAAATTATTTTGGGAAACTTTATTAAGAATGAAAAAAAGTAAATTTCTGACAGAAGATTTTAAAAATAAACGGAATCCTGGTGCATTCTGCTTATGGCTTTTTAAAGAAAATAATTTTTTGAATATTTGTACAGGAACTTATGACGATAATTCAGCAGAAACAAGAGTGACAAAATCAGAAGAACAAATAGCAAAGGAGTATGATTTCAGTGAATTTGACAACGGATAATTCAACTTTAGAGTATCAAATAATCGGAAGACTTCTGACTTTTCCTCAGGAAATGCAAGAAGCTTTGGACATAGGACTTAAGAAAATAAACTTTTCTGATAAAGACTTGGGAAAGCTTTATGAAGAAATGGCGGATAAATTTCTTGAAAAGGGTAGTTTTGATATAGCTGAACTGAACTGGGAAATAGACAGCCTGCTAGATATGATTGATAATCAAGAAATAGTTGTAATAAGTACGGCTGTTCAGAAACTTGTCAGTATTTCAAAAGAAAATTTTTTAACCAAAGAAACTGAAAAAATTTTAATGAGTTCTGAAAATCTTGATAAAAAGCTTGAAAAAATTCTTAAAGTGATTGAAAAAGTTGAAAATTCAGGAGATTCAAAAAACAGGGAATATGACATAAAAGACCTGATTAATGAGTGGTATCAGGAACTTGGAAAAAAAGAAAATATTATTAATTTCCCTTTTTCAGAAATAAACGAAATATTTAACCTTGAAAAAGGAAGTCTTGTAACAGTAGGGGCAAGACCATCAATGGGGAAGACAGCTTTTGGGTTAAATGTTGTTTATCGTGTAGCAAAAGAAAAGCCAGCATTGTATATAAATCTTGAAATGAGCAGAAAACAGATAATAAATCGTCTTGCTGCAATAAATTCAGGTGTTGAATACAGAAAAATTGAAAGAAAGACTGGAAACGATGAAGAAATAACTAGAATTAATATGGCTATGAGTTACTTAAATGACATGAATTTAAAAATTTTAGACATAGAAAACCCTGACTTCAAGAGAATTGTTAATCAGATTCGGAGACTACATCAGAGAAAAAAATTTGATGTTATCATAATAGATTATCTTACACTAATGCAGTCTTACGGACATCAGAACAAAAACCTTGAGGTTGAATATATGTCGAACAGGTTAAAGCTTTTAGCTAAAGAACTGGACACTTGTATTATCATTCTAGCTCAGCTCAATAGAGGAGTTGAGGCAAGGACTGATAAAAGACCTATACTTTCAGATTTAAGAGATTCAGGTGGAATAGAACAGGCAAGTAACGTTGTAGCTTTTCTTCATAGAGAAGACTATTACGACAAGGAAAAGAAAAATATTGTTAATTCCGAAGTTGAATTTATAGTCAGAAAAAATAGAAGTGGGGAGCTAGGAACAGTGCATTTAGGATTTCATCTGCCGACTCAAAGAATGGCAGAAAAAAGGAGAGGATAAAATATGAAAACTAAATATCAGATTATAAACGAACTGGAAGACAGAAATGTTGAAATTGACAAGGAAATCGACAGATTAATACAGGAAAAGCTGAACAACAAAGAGAAAATAGAACAGTTGAGCAGTTTCAATAAGGATTAAAATGGCAAAGAAAAGTAAAAAGCAATTAGTTTTGGATGAGCTGAAACAATTTGTGAAAGATTCATTTCATAACTTTGATTTGTTAGTAAGTCCTGATGACTTTGCTTTGAAATTCATAACAATCAAAAAGCAAAGTAAACATTTAAGATTTATCAGTGATGAAAATATTATTTTTTCTGAAATATTGGGAAATCTAGGCAAGGATTTTCTAAACGAGATGGTATATTTTCAAATGATACTGAAAAGAATGAATCATGTCTTTCAGAAAATAAAAGATACAACATACCTTTTCAGGAGTGACTTCATAAGTTCTGATGTTATAGAAAAGGCTAAAAATCTTTATTACAGCTACAACGAAGATGTTAAAAAATTTGATGACATTTTCGGAGCTTATTTATCTCTGTATGCTTTAGCAAAGAAAAATCAGGAACTTATAGAATACAGAGATGAAAAAGGAAAACAGATTGAAGAAATGTATAGAAATGATAATCTTTTAATTCACAAGTCAATTGTTGTTTTTGAAAAGACAGAAAAAATAATTGCCGACAAAATTTGGAATGGAACTTTAGACTGGAACTGGAGGGAAAATGAAAGGAAAAGTTTGAACAAAAGAGGAAATAGAAGAATTGAGGATTCTCAAAACAATTGAAGGATTTACTAATAAGGAAATTAGCAACATTCTTGGGAGAACGGAAGCATCAGTTTTTTCTAAAACTAAAAAATGTAAATTTTTAAAGTTTGAGAACTGGACAAAACAAAGTGACGAGTTACTTAGAAAATATGTCTTCAATACATATCGTAAAATGGAAGAAATCACTAGAAAATTAGAGAGAACAGAACTATCGATAAAAATAAGAATGAGAGAGTTGTTTGGAAGCAGCAGTTTGCAAAAACTTAGAAATGAAAGCTTTTTAAATAGAGCAGAAACCAGGTTTATGGAAAGTGAAATAGAGTTTCTGAAAAAAAATTATTATAAAAAAGGTGCAAAAGAATGTGCAAAAATTTTAAAAAGAACAAGTGGAGCTATAGGAAAAAAAGTTTACAAATTAAAAAAACATGGAGTTAAATTTGAGGAGCAATTTATTCCAAGATTTAATGGAAAGATGAGAGGATATGTGATTTATTCAAACAAAACAGGAAAAATTATCAAGAAATACAGAACTCTTAATGATTGGGCGAGGGAATAGATTAATGAGAATAAAAATCTATTTCATGGAAATAACAGATATGTATGGGCAGAAACACCAAATAAAATCAACTGATTATGAAAAGATATGGGTATTTGTAAAAAGGCACAGGGGAGAGATTAAAGCACTGCACTCAGGTAGTAAAACGGTTTCAGAAAAGAAGTTTCAAGAAATGAAAAAAGAAGAAAATTTTAAATAGGAGGAATAATGGTCAAACTTACTTTATCAGTAATGCCGCCTTCTGTTAATCAGATTTGGATTAACAAACCGAAAGGGCGGTACAAATCTAAAAGAGGAAAAGAATTTCAAGAAATGGCTTTTTATGAACTTAGAAAACAATACAAGGGTAAATTGTTGACTGGCAGATTAAGAATTGAAATATGGCTTTATTTTAAAACTAAAACAAAAAGAGACATAGATAATTACAATAAAGCAATACTTGATTCTTTAAAAGGAACAGTTATAGAAGATGATGAGCTTATTGATGATTTGATAGTCCATAAAAAAACAGGAAAAGGCGAAAATAAAATATATATGGAAATTTTAGAAAGAGGTTAGATAAAAATGACAAATAAGCAGGTAATGGGAATGGTTGAAATGGTAGGAGAATTCTATCGTGCGATGGGCGATGGAGAATATATAGGAACAGGAAAATATAAAAATATTGAAAGAAAAACAATGAGGGAAAATATATTTCATGAAGAGTTAATTGAATTCATAGAAGCTAGTTCTTATAAAAGGGAAAAGCTAAGAAGAAAAGGACAACTGGATGCAATCTGTGACATGTTCTATGTTGCAGTTGGAAATCTGCTTGAAAACAGTAAAAGCATAGAACAGACAAAGCAGAAGTGGACCAAAGGCGGTATCTGGGAAACAGACACCGCAGAGAAAATGAGAAAAAGGACTGACTTTGATGTTCATACAGTGTATGAAGCTTTCAAGGAAGTCCATAGAAGCAACATGACAAAGATATGCAAGGACGGAACAGTGTTAAGGCGTGAAGATGGGAAAATAATCAAGCCTGATACATTTGAAGAGCCTAATTTGGATAGATTTTTATAGGGGGAGTCTTATGCAAATACTGACAAATACAAAATTTCTTCAGACAGTAATAATGCTTTTTAGCCTTTATCTACTGTATAAGCTGAATAAAAAATAATCAAGGAAAACAAGGACAATGGCAATTTAATAACTGTGAATTAATCTATTTGTGGAGCAGAAAAAATATGTTGACAAGTTAAGTCTTAACGTGGTATAAAATGTTAGGGCTTAAATAGGAGGATATATGAAAACAGAAAGAAAAGCCAAAATATCCTTTGGAAAAATGGGAAATGGAAAAGGTTCAAGGGTAAATTTATCAATACCGCTGTTAAAAACTTTAGGAATAACTGAAGAAAACAGAGAAGTACTGGTAATTTATGATGATGAAGCTAAGACCATAACCATAAAACAAGGATAAAAAAATCCCCTTAAAGCCCTAAAGCAATAAGGGGTAGAATATATAAAACATATTCTCAGCAAATATATTTTATCACATTCTACCCTGAAAATAAATAAAAATTTGGAGGTAGAAATGGAAAATTTAATTGCAGAGAGTATGACTTTAGACAGTAGAGAAGTAGCTGAAATGTTGGAGAAAGAACATAGGCATTTGTTGAGGGATATAGCTAAATATAGTGAATACCTCACTGAGTCCAAAGTTGGGCTGAGTGATTTTTTTCAGGAAAGTCAGTATAAAGACAGCACAGGAAGAACATTAAAATGTTACAGGGTAACTAAAAAGGGATGTGAATTTTTGGCTCACAAACTAACTGGAAGAAAAGGAGCTGTATTTACAGCAATGTATATTAACAAATTTCACGCTATGGAAGAGGCTTTGAAAAGAGGAAAACATACAGTATTTAATCCTAAGCTTATGATACCGCTTGATAAAACAGATGAGTGGAATGCATTGAAAAAAACAGTTGAAACTTTACTTGACAAAAGAGGTACAGTATTCAGTAAAATGGAAAAAATAAATCGTTCTGTAATAGAATTGTCAAGCGAAATTTCTAAAATATTAGGAATGACTGACGGAATTGAAATAATCTTTGACCGTTGGGAGCAAGGAAAAAGTACTGCATTAATAGAAGACAAGGAGTGATAAAATATATGAATTTTAAATATGACAGTATAGAATTAGTAAACAATAATAATAAAAAAGTTTTAATTGAAAAGGAAAGTAGAAAGATAATTAACAGATTGAAAGCTATTTTCAGGAGGGGTAAATAGTATGAATGAATTAATAAAGATTGAGATTAACGAAAATAATGAACAAGTTGTAAGTGGAAGAGAACTTCATAAATTTTTAGAAATAACTGAAAGATATTCGAGATGGTTTGAGAGAATGTGCGAATATGGTTTTGTTGAAAATATTGATTATGTAGGGTGTAAAGTTTTTAACGCCCTAGCGAAACAAGAATTACAAGACCATTTAATAAAAATACCTATGGCAAAAGAAATATCAATGATACAGAGAAATGAAAAAGGAAAAGCGGCAAGATTATATTTTATTAAATGCGAAGAAGCTTGGAATACTCCTGAAATGATTTTATTGAAAGCTGACCAAATAAAAAACAAAATGATTGATGGCTTAAAGTTAGAATTAGATAATATAAGATTAGAACTTGACTATAACAAGGAAATTATAAAAGGAATAACGGAAAATATTGACCTGTATCAAAAAAGAATAATACTGGGAAGAGTTGTAAAGCACAAAGGAGCAAATTTTAGAGAACGTTGGAACGAACTATATAAATGTTTCAGGGAAACACATCATATAGATTTAAAAGCGAGAATGCAAGGCTATAATGAAACTCAGATAAGACCGAAGGATAAGTGCAAAAGTACTATAGAATATGCTGATAAGTTTGGGCATATAGACAATTTATATAAAGTGGCATTGAAGTTATACGAAACAGATGTAGAGGAAATTATAGAAAATATCAAAAATATAACATAATCTAAACAAATTCACAGTTATTAAAGGCTGTGAATTTTTATTTAGGAGGAATTATGATAGAAGAACAGGAAATAAGAGCGGAACTGATTAAAAGAAAACTTGAAGAAGGTGTGATTTTAACAGATAATGAATTTGATTTTTGTGATGGAAATAAGCAACTTTTTCAAAAAGTTAGGTTCAAAAAAGTGAGAAAGGCAATAAAAAAATGGCAACAATTGAAGTAGACAGACTGAACTGTGAAATAAGGTTGCTATATCCCACTAACGAAAGTGTCAAAAAACTTGCAGAATGGCAGGAAGAAATAAATAACTATCCGATTAAAATCATTCCTCAGAACACGATAACAATGGAACAGATGAAACTGTTATATGTGCTTTTTAAACAGTTTAGTGAGGGTATAGAGTGGTATGATTTAGGATATACAAAAGACTATTTAAAAGATATGTTCAGCAGTATATATGAGATTGGAGAGTTCAGCTTAAGTCCATTTAAGAAAAATCCATTGACGCTGGATCAGGCTACTGAATTTATCCAGTTCATAATAGAACACGGAATTGAAAATAATATAAATCTTTATATTCAGGACAAAAATACTGGAATAAAAAGGCATATAAGGGAGATAGTGCCTGATATTCAAAGATATGTAATTAGATGCTTAAGAGAAAGAGTATGTTGCGTATGTGGAGAAAAGCATGACTTCAAGAATGGAAAAATAGTGGACTTGGAACATTATGATAATATCTCCAGTACAGCTACAACATATGATTTAGATGATGGATTGCAAAGTAGATTTTTAACATTGTGCAGAAAACATCATATGGAAATACATAATATACCAAAAAAAGAATTTATAGAAAAATATATCCTTGAGCCTGTATGGTTAAATGAACAGTTAGTATATGAATTGCTTGACAAATATCCGAATCACTTCAAGCTGTTCAGGAAACGTTTAAAAGAGGGATATTATGATGGGCTGATAAGGAAGGAGAAGAAATGAAGAAAATATTAGATGCATGCTGCGGCTCAAAAATGTTCTGGTTTGATAAAGAAAATAAAGAAACTATATTTATGGATAATCGATATTATGAAGATACATTGTGCGATGGCAGAACTTTGAAAATAAATCCGGATATTATAGCAGACTTTAGACATATGCCTTTTGAAAATGAAAGTTTTTATCTAGTTGTATTTGATCCGCCACATCTATTAAAAGCAGGAGAAAATTCATGGTTGGCCAAAAAGTATGGAAAGTTGAAATCAGACACATGGAAAGAGGACATAAGGCAGGGCTTTAATGAATGCATGAGAGTCTTAAAACCAAATGGAACATTGATTTTTAAATGGAATGAGGAACAAATAAAATTAAATGAGATTTTGGCCACTATTGATTTTAAACCTTTGTTCGGAAATAAGAGGTCAAAAACTCACTGGCTTGTGTTTATGAAAGAATAAAATAACAACTATTTTCTTGACATCGGCAAAATGGTATAAGTATTTAAAAAAGGATTTAATCGTTTTGCTGATGTTGGAAAAACGATAGAAAGGAGAAAATAAAATGATAAAATTTTTAAAAATATATTTGTTAGGATTTGCAATAGTTTTTGTGTTTTTAACAATAGTCGCAATAATAGGAAAAATAAAAGCATATAGAAGAACTGGTAGGTGGAACAGTCATAAATTTGACTGGAAAAGTATTATATATTTTTCACTATATAGTTTTGGGTTCTTTGCTATATGGTTACATGACACTATTGGAGATAATTTTTGGAGGTAAAAAAATGAATATAATGTTATTATTAGTATTACTTTTGCCAATAACAATAGTTGTTTTCTTTTTGTGGTCATTGGTTGAGACAACAATAGAAATGGCAAAAGATAAAGATTTGTTTGGAGTAATTGTGAGTGGGAGTTCAGCATTTTTTATAGCTTATGGACTATATATTTTTATTTTAAAAGTAATAAGTGTAGGATATTAAAAAATAACAGGACAATGGCAGTTGAATATGACTGTGGAAATAAATTTTTTCGGGATTTATCCGATTTTAGTTGCAATTTCGCAATAAAAAAGGTATAATTTGGTAAACAAATGATAACTGAATGAGAAGTTATAGGAGAGAATATTATGGATATAATTTATAGAAAAAAAATGAGTTTGTATGATGATTTATTTTTAAAAGAATATCTAAGAGTTTCCGAATTGACAAAGGAATTAAACAGAAATATTGGATTTCCAATGTATAAAATTATAATAGATGCTTTTAATTCAGAATTAAGAGTTGAAAACAAATTCCAAAAACATAGAAAAGTAAAATTTAGGAATTCTATAAAAGGAGACTTGAATTATGTCAGATAATGAGAAACAACTAGATAAGATAAATGAAAGTAATCTACAAAATAATTTAGAAAAAGTACCTGAAATAGTATCAAGGTTAAATAGTAGTTTACAACAAGAGTTTTCAGGCCCCTTGCCGTTAGAAGTATTGAAAAATTTAACACCAGAACAGAGAGATAAGATTGTTAATAGTTTTGTAAATCAAGAAACTAGAGAACATGAAACTAATATGAAAACTTTAGAATTAATAAATACAAAAAATAAACAAAATTATAATTTGCAAAGATTATCTTTATTTTTAGGTATTCCTGGTTTTTTAGTTTTGATTGCAATTTGCCTTTTTACAAACAATAAAGAAATTTTATTGGATATAATAAAAATATTTGTTGGATTTATTGGTGGAATCGGATTTGGCAAAATTATGAACAAAAATACAGAAAATTAAAAATCACAGTCATTAATTTGATTGTGATTTTTTATTTACAAAAAAATTAAGAAAGGAAGTAGAATGATAGATAAAATAATACAAGCATTGAAAATAACATCTTTAGCTTTTGTGATTATAATTTTCTTTTTTTCAACAATTATAATTCAAAATGCAAAAGATTTAATTACAGTAGTGAAATATTTTGGACTGTACATAATGACAGCAGTACATGTCCTGGTATGCTTTAGTTTTAAAAATAAAGATTAGGGGGATTAATTAGTGAAAAAAGCTTTAAAATGTAAATTCTGCAAGAAAAAGAAAATGGAATATGAACTGGAAGGGGGCAGATTCAACTATGATTTTGTATGCCCCAGATGTAAAAAAAGAAATATTGGAACAATAGTTGAGAAAGGTAAATAAAAAATATGTTGACAATCAGTAACTTATATATTATAATCATATCAGTTACTGATAAAGGAGAAAAAATGGAAAGAAGAAATGGAAGAGTTTCTTTTCATAAATCAGGAAGTGGTAGAGGAGCAAAAGTAACTATACCAATACCATGGCTCAGAAAAATGGGTATTTCTGAAGAAAATAGAGAAATAACATTTATCTTTGATGAAGAAAATCAAAAACTGATTATTGAGAAGAAATAAAAAAACTCCCCTATGTCCTTTATCAGAAAACATAGGAGAGATACAGTTATAATAACCGATTAACCACTTTTATTATACTGTATAAGCTCCAAAAAATCAATAATTTTGAGGAGGAAATATGGAAAATTTAGTTGTAAGGAAAGTTGAATTTAATGGCAAGGAAATAAAGGCTATTAAAGAAAATGGTAAAATTTTTGTATCAGTTAGAAGTGTGTGTGAAAATCTTGGAATGAATGAAAATCAATTTAAAAATCAGAGGGATAAAATCAATAATGATGAACTTTTAAAGGTAGGGAGGAAATTCTCCCCAGTTGATACAGGATATGGAGTAAAAGAAACAATGATGTTAGAACTTGATTACTTACCAATATGGCTTGCAAAAATTAATCCTGCAAGATTTTCAGAAGAGCTTAAAAAGGAATTACTTATTTATCAATTAAAAGCAAAAGATGTATTAGCTGATGAATTTATAGGAAAAAGGGTAGTAAAAAATCATGCCAGATATGAACCTGAATTGAATGAAATAGAAGACAGAGTAAACAAAATCAGAAACAATAGGGATGTTATTAGAAAATTACTTTTAGAGATAGCAAGTGATTATGACTGGATAAGTCAGAGGTCAAATCTAGGCTATGAAAGGGCAAAGACAAATTATCGGGAAACAAAAAGAACACATTTTATATTAGAAAGCAAGGAATTAACAACTGATGATATAGATAAAATAAATGTAGATAGATTAAAAGAAATAGAAAAAAGACTGAACGACTAGGAGAGATAATATATGAATTTTAAATATGACAGCATAGAGTTAGTGAATGACAATAACAAAAAAGTGTTAATTGAAAAAGAAAGTAGAAAAATAATCAGTAGAATAAAAAATATTTTCAAAAAAGAAAAATAATTCTTGTTTTTTCTTTGAAAAAGCTTAATGTTGTGGTATAATTTATTGAATTAAAAAAGGAGTTGAAATCAGATGACTATGAGAAGTTTTAGTATTAAATTAGCTTTGTTTTTTGCATATTTCATGTCTATTATATTTTTTGTTTTTCCACCATTTTTGATAGCAACAATAATATTTCATGTGAGTTTGAGAAGAAAAGAAAAAAAATTTAGAGAAGAACTGGAAAGCATAGGCTTTAATAACTACAGAGAAATAGAAACAGGGAAGTATAAATATCTTATATTCAATGATGATGGTCGGTTTATGGAAACAATTCACAGAAAATATGAATTATTTGATATAAAAGATTATAATGTAGAGTTTGAAGTTCCTAACAAAAATAATCAATCTGTTGATGTTTTGGCTGGATACATGCTAGCTGGAAGTTTAGGAGCATTTGCAGCAGTAAATAAACCTTGTTATTTGATTTTAAGAAAAAAAGGTCAAGAAAATTTTACAGAACCAACGAAATATGTAATATGTGGTAAAAAGTCAATAGAAAATATGTATAATCTTTTAGTATTTTTCAAAGAAAAAGGATATATATAGAATAACTTTAAACTGTTGAAAAATATATATAAAAGTGGTATAATATTAAAGAAATAAAAAACAAAAGAATATATTGGATAATTTTATCCAGAGCATCCCAAGCGGATCTGTTGCGTAGCAATACGTGACAGGTCCGCTTTTTCTTTTTTCAGAAAATCACAGGAGGAAAAGGAATGTGCATGAAAACATAAAATTAATAATAAAGAATGAATATGAAAACGGAACGAGTATGAGTATTCTGTCTAAAAAATATAACATTGGTTTAAGCAGAATAAAAAAATGGAGTTCTGAAGGGAAATGGGTTAAAAAAAAACAGAATAAAGTAACCAAAAACAAAAGTAACCGAACTAAAAAAAGTAACCAAAAACAAATGGTTACTTTATCAAAAGAAACACAGATAAAGTCAGATATTATCAATAATCTTACAAAAAAGGAAATTATAGAAAAAAATGACATTTCAGAGAGTACATATTACAGAAATAAAAAAAGTGTAAGAAGTATTCAAATAGAACAGAGCGAGAAAATTTTAAGATTCATAGCTGAGGAAAAATATTCGGATGTAAAAGAAAGATTAATAAAAATATCTGAACAGAAAGAAGAACTCGAAAAAAAATTATTAGATTTATCAATAGATGAAAAAGAGAAGATGCAACTAATAATGGCAAGATTAAGTTTATTAAGAGAATTTGAAAAGGAAATAAAAAATGGTGCAAGAGTTATAAATGATTACAGAAGGGCAGACCTTGAACAACAACTTGAAAATGAGAATCTTATAAGAGAAAAGATAGACCTTGAAAGAAACAAGAATGGAAAAATAGAAGATGAAGAACAGGTTGTGATAATAGATGACACAGATAAAAATTAAAGATGTTATTGGAAAAAATTATGACCTTTTCTGGAATGATAAACATTTTTACAGAGTTGTTAAAGGTTCAAGAGGTAGCAAGAAAAGTAAAACTATAGCAATCAATATGATTTATAGAATCATGAAATACCCTGAAAGTAATTTACTTGTCATAAGGCGTGTGTTTAATACTTTAAGAAACAGTTGCAGAGCAGATTTGATTTGGGCGATTAATAGATTGAAAGTAAATCATTTATGGAGAGTTCCAAAAGGAGAACATACATTAACTTATTTACCAACTGGGCAACAGATTTTATTTGCCGGGTTAGATGATCCGTTAAAATTAACATCAATTACAGTAGCACAAGGATATTTAAATTTTGTCTGGATAGAGGAAGCTTTTCAGATTGAAAAACAGGAAATGTTTGAAACGCTGGAAGAAAGTATAAGGGGTATACTGCCACTGCATTTATTCCATCAGATTACTTTAAGCTTTAATCCATGGTCTGAAGACCACTGGTTAAGAAAAAGATTTTATAATGATACTTATGACAGAGAATATACAGATGATTTGATATATGCAATAACTACTGACTATACAATGAATGAATTCCTTGATGAAGTAACTTTGAAGAGATTTGAGGAAATGAAAATAAAAAGACCGAATCGTTTTAGAGTTGCAGGATTAGGCGAATGGGGAATTGCAGAAGGACTGGTATACAACAATTGGGAAATATTGGATTTTGATCCTATAAAATTGTTAAAAAATGACTTTTCCTTAGAAGCTGCATTTGGACTAGATTTTGGTTTTACAAATGATCCGAGTGCATTTATAGCGGTGATAGTCGATTTAAGAAATAAAAGACTTTTCATATTTGACGAGTTCTATAAAAAACGTCTATTAAACAATGAAATAGCAGAAGAAATAAAAATAAGGGGATATTCAAAAGATGAGATTACAGCCGATTGTGCTGAAGCCAAATCAATAGAAGAGATTAGAAGACATGGTATAAGCCGAATAAAACAGAGTTCAAAAGGAAAAGGGAGTGTGAATCAAGGAATACAGTATATTCAACAATTCGATATATACGTGCATCCAAAATGCACAAATACAATAATGGAATTTAAAAACTATGTCTGGGAAGAAAAAAACGGAATAACGTTAAATAAGGCTGCAGATAATTATAACCACTTAATGGATGCATTACGTTATGCCCTTGAAAAATATAGCACTGGTGGAGTGCATGACATATTAGTTTAGGAGAAATTATGAGTAAAAAAAAGAAAATGAAACATAATGGATTTGCAAGTAATGCAAGGAATTCCACAAAAGGTTCAGGAAAAGATATATTAAACAGGCAAACTCCTGTTAAAAAATATTTAAATGATGAAACAATAGAAAATTTGGTTGGAAGTAATGATCTTGCAAAAATAATATTGAATGCTCCGATTGAAGACGTTCTAAAAAATGGGCTTAAAATTTCAGTTCTAAAATCAGATGGAACAGAAGACATAGAGAATACAAAAAAGCTTCTGGATAAACTTGATGAGCTTGATTATTTAGAAAAAATAATGGAGTTTATGGAAAAAGTCAGAAAATTTGGATATGCAGTAATGTATTTGAATGCGTTTCATAATGAAGAAAAAGAAACATCTGATGAACTAGGAGAAAAATATCAGATAAAAGGATTAAGTGTATTTGATAAGACAGAAATAGTAAAAATTAAAGTTGAAAATTCTAAGTTAAAATTGAATTATGGAGAAGTAACAGAACTTCAAGTAAAAAACTATTCCAATAATGGATATTACAATCAGTCAGTTAAGACAGAAATACATCCGAGCAGAGTGATTTTTTCAAGAATAAATGAACATAAAAGGTTGATAGGAGAATCAATATTTACTTCTCTGTTTGACAGAATGGTTATTTTAGATAGTACAGAATGGAGCATAGGACAGCTGATATACAGAGCAGTTTTTCTTATTTATAAAACAGATGCAAATACAATGGACAAAATAAGAGAAAGTGGTGGAGTTAGAGATAAGGAAGAAGAAATAAATGCTTCTACTTTAGCTGTAATAGGAAAAGATGATGAAATGCAAGTAATAAATTCTACTGGCGGAATAGATCCTGAAAAATATATAAATGCGGTTTTGACTATACTATCCATACACACTAACATTCCAAAACAGAGACTGGCAGGAAATACTCAAGGAACTTTGGCTGGTTCTGAAGAAGATGCAAAAAAGTATGCAGAGTATTTAAGGAGATATTTCAATAAATATATTCTACCAATAACAAATAATTTAATCAATAAAGTTTTAATAGAACTAAAAATAGACCAACGTTATAAGGTTGAATTACCTAACTTGTTAGAACCTACTGTTGCAGAACAGATTGATAATGATTTAAAGAGAGTTGAACTTGACACTAAAAAGCTTGAATATCTTGAAAAAGCTTTGGATATAGTTTCAAATAATGAACTTATTGAGAAAAAAGATAAAATAGCTGAAATAATTAAAAAATTAGGCGAAGAAGATTTTGACTTTGAAGCGTTACTGAAAGAGTTGAGCTAAAATGATTGAATTTGATGTGGATATAAAAATAGAAAAAATGCTTCTGAAAATATTGAAAGGCAAGACAAAAAAGTTTCTGAAATATCTTGAAGAAAATAACATCAATGTTGATGATGAAGAGGAGATAGAGAAAGCACTTAAAAATTTTAAAGAAAAAGAGAACAGGACTATATTTGGAATAAACAAAGTCCTTTTAGCTTATACATTAGCATTGATAATTGATGGGATAAGTAAAAAGAACAGAGAAAAGTTCAAAAATAGAATAACTTCTGAATTATTCAAAAAATCAGTAGATCTAGCAGATAAAAGAATAAAAGAACTATATCTTAGTAGTGCAAAAAGAACAGTATACTATGTAAATGAAGTAATTAAAAAAGTAAAGACAGGAACAGAAGATTTTGTATTAAAAGATAAATGGCAGGAAGCAAAAGAAAAAGTGGAAGAAAGAATGGGTTACTCGGATTTGCTGAATTCAAATAATGTTTTAGGAGAAACTCAAGCGGAATATGTAAAAATCATTTTGGAAGAACTAGGAATAAAAGGATTTATATGGGTAACTAAACATGATGACAGAGTAAGGGCAAAACATTCATGGAGAGAAGGAAAATTATTTGATATGAATGGAAATTTGCTTAAAGGTGTGGGTGAAGACAATGCAAAAATATTACCAAAACAGGAATGGGGTTGCAGATGTAGAATGGCTATAGATGAAAAAGCAATAGAGGAGGCATTAAATAATGTTGCATAGCAGATATAATCTTAATCAGTTTGAAAAACCAAAATTGACAGAAACAAACGAAGGATTTTTGCAGATAAAAGGGAATATATTAAAAGCAGACAGTTTTATGGAATATATGGACAAAGAAGGGGTATTAAGAGAAAAAATACCTAAGGATATTCTTTTTAGCGAAGAAACAAAGAATTCATTTTTGCACAAAAAAGTTACTCTCGAACATCCTGAAAAAAATGGAAAATTAACAATGATTAATTCTGAAAATGTTTTAGAATTTGGAAAAGGAACAATAATTGAAATTTTTGAAAATCAGGATTGTTTAGGAGCTACTTTACAGATAGAAGATAAAGAAACTGTAGATTTTATAAAACAAAGATATGAAAATGGAGAAAATATCGAATTAAGTGCTGGATATATGGCAGAAACAGAGAATATAAAAGATAATCAGTACATCCAAAAAGATATTATAGCTAATCATGTAGCAATTTTATCTGGAAAAGGTAGGGCGGGTAGTGATGTAAAACTTATATATAACTATTTAGATTATGAGGAGGAAAAAATGAAATTGAAATTTAATGGAAAAGAATTAACACCTGAGGAATTATTAGTAGAAGCTATTAATCTTCAAAAAGAAGGTGGAGACTTCAAAGAAAAATACAATGCTTTAAAAACTGAAAAAGAAACATTGGCAGCAGAAAAAACTACTTTAGAAACAGAAAAGCAGGAGTTGACAACAAAATATGGAGAATTGGAAACAAAATATAATAGTTTACTTACAGAAATAGAAAATAAGGAAATAATTTCTAAAGCTAAAGAAGTTTTAAATTCTATTGATGAAAAAGAAGCAGTTGAAAAAATAATGGAAAAAGTAATCAAAGAAGTGAATCCTAAATTCAATGCTAAAGAAAATGCTAAAGTAGAAGATCTGAAAGAAATGTTTGATTTCAGCGTAGAAACACTGTCTGAAATGAACAAAGAAACAAAAGCAAGTGAAAAAGGAAAATTCAATGAATCTGAAGCAGGATTAACATTAAAAATTGACAATAGTTATTTTTCTAAAAAAAGAAATGGAGGTAATTAATTATGAAATTAGGACAGGAGGCATATTTTACTACTGATAGAAGAAGCAGAATATGTGATGTTATAGATGAAAAAATAACAATAGGGAAAGCTGTGCAATGGAGTACTACTGATGGAACGAGAGCAGTAAAACCGTTTACAACAGGAACATTCGCAGGAGTTGTTATGCATACAGATGATAACAACAAAGGAGTTATTGAACATCCAACTACTGCTTTAATTTTACAATCAGGAAATATAGCTGTAAAAGTTGCAGAAAATGTGGCTAAAGGGGACAAAGCAGGGGTAAATAACACAGGAGATTTTGTAAAAGCAGCAACAGGAACAGAAATAAAAGGATATTTTGAGACAACTGCTAAATCTGGAGAACTGGCAGTATTAGTATTAGAAGGAATTATATAAGGAGGGATATAGATGTTTAACAAATATAATAATAAGACATATCAATTAGCAACGGCATTTATGGTTTCGTTAGGAGTAGTTTTAGAGGAAAGAAAAGATGAGCTGTTAGGAAGGTCATTAGTTCCAGTTGGTGGTGAACAGGTAGGAGTTCAGATAGGAGATAAATATGTTACATATAGAAAAACAAATTCAAGAAGAGTAGCAGAAGTAGTTGCAGAAAGAGATGATGATATTCCTTTCACAGAAGTTGATGGAGAAGATGCATTTGCAAAATTGCACTGGATAAGATCAGGTCATAAATTCACTATTGCTGAAAAAGATAGAATTTTATCAGTTGAAAGAGAGAAACAGATTCAAATGTTTAATTTAAAATCTTCTGAAACATTCTATGCAGTTTCTGAAGCGGAAAACAACGAACTGATACATGGAAATGCAAAGCTAGGAAGACAAGGTCTTTTAACTGTGGACGGAAAAAGAACATATAATTTAGGTGTGAATTTTGCAACAGCAACAGGAGAACAAATTGTAGATGCTTTAACTGCAGCACATCTTGAATTTGAAACAGGAGTAACGGGAAAATATAATGCTAGAACTTTAGTAATAGATAACTCATTACATGCAAAATTATTAAAAAGTTATGGCACACAGGAATACAAAACAAGATTGGCTGTTATTCAAGAACTTGGATTATTTGGAAGAATAGTACCTGTTAAGAATTTAATAAATAAAACTACTAATAAGCCAACTTTATTAATCTTAGATGATGTTCCTGAAAACTTCCAAACTATAATTGTGCAAGAAGCAACTGCTGATGAATGGGAAATAGCAAGAACAACATATGTTCCAGTTGAAGAAAAATTGTCAGAAATAGTTGCATTTAGACCAGATTCGATTATGGAATTAACAACTGCATAGGAGGAAAAATGAAAACATTAATAATATGTAAGTTAGCTGAGGTATTTATAATACCTCAAATAACTACTGAAAAAGGAAATAGGCTTAAATTTACAAAGGGAACAACAGAAGTTGAACTTGATGCTGAAAATGTAGAAAAGTTAGAAACTTTTGCTGAAGACTATGGAGATTATATAAAAATAGTTACAGGAGAAGAAACAGAAAATGTGAATTCTGAAAAAATAGTTGATGATATGAATAAGGAAACAAAATTGCAGGAAAAGAAAGCAAAATTATTTAGTCAGCTGGAAGAATTTAAAGATGAAAGAATAAAGAAAAAAGAAATAGTTGAAGTGTTCAAGGATTATATATCTGATGAAAAAGCAAGTAAAGAAGAACTGATAAAGCAGATTGAAGAAAATATTGAAAAAATAGAGGAATAATCATGAAAGTTGAAGATGTGAGAGCGGGAATTTCGGAACTGAATTTCAAAGAAATAAATGGTGAATTTGTGATTTCTGACAGTATTGTAAATTCAAAAATTGATGAAGCAGTAATATTTTTGGAAGATGTTACTGTTTCAATTCCTAACAAAGTTAAAGAAATACTAACTAAATATTTAGCGCAGCATTTTTTGCTAATGAACTTGAAAGAAACAACGAGCCTTAATTTGCCTAATAATAATGAAAACTGGAAAGCAAGATTAAATGATTTAGCTTTAGATCAGACAATCCCAGGGCAAAATTTCAGGGCATTAATAAGAAAATATACAGATGATTTTGCAACTGCTGATGAAATAGCAAATAAAAAACATCATGGACTTCATCTTTTCAGTTAGGAGGTAGTTAGGTGAAAATAAATATTAAAGAACCTGTTAAATTTGTAATACATCAAACAGGAGAAGAAGTAGAATTTGAAGTTGGAACGCAAGAAATAGATAACTTTGATTTGAGAATGGAACGTATAATTGCTCAAAGTGAAGGAAAGATAGAGTTGGTTGAAGAAAAGAAAGCAAAAGGGAAATAATGTCAAGATTTAAAGGAAGTTTTACAGTGAAGTTAAATGTTTCAGCTTCTATAAAAAAGGAAACTAAAATAAAATTGCCTTTACTGGTTATAAAAAGTGGTATTTTTCCTGATGCTAGACATTATGCCAAAAACATAACAGCCGTAAATCTTTATGCTGTACTTCTTTACGGAACAAGAGATGGCAGAATTCCTTCGAGAAATGTGCTGGAATTTCTGAATAAATATGTAGAAGACAATAAAAATAATTTTGTTGGTATGTATCTTAAAAATAAAGATGACATTATGAATGCTGGAACAATAATTGGAACAGATATTAATAATAAACATAAAGCATTAATATATGGATTTAAAAGTCCAGGAAATGCTCCAAGCACAATTAAACAAAAAGGATTTAATGATCCTCTTATTGACACAGGAACTCTTGTGAAATCAATTGCATTCAGTATAAATGGAAAGGGAAGATATGGTAGAGGATAATGAATATAAGTCAGATTTATGAAAAAGAAAAAGAATATAAATTTTTTAAATTACTTTCTGAAACAAATGATAAAGGAATAATCAGAAAAGAATTTAAAGAGTATAAACTTAAAGCTTACATTGATTATCAAAGCTATAATTCTAGTATAAATCCAATTAAATCTATAGATACAAGAGAAAATTTAGTTGGAATTATACGAATTCCGACATTAGCAATTGATAACAATAAAGCGACAGAAAAGCTTGAAATAACAAGTGGAGATTACATTGTTTATGAAAAAAAGAAGTACGAACTAATAGAAGTTAGAAAAATAAAAGATGAATTGAAAAATTATTATACTTTTTATTTAACTGACTACATAGATAATATAACATTTGATTTATATAAAACTGAATTAAACACGCTTTTCTTTAATATATTTACAAAGTTAGGAATAGAAGCAGTTGTGTATCATTCTTTTTTTCAGAATTCCTATTTTGAAAAAATTGATAAACCATTTTTAACTTATGAAATTACTCAATCAAAAAGTATGAGTGACTATACAACTTTTAAAGAAGAAATATCCAAGAAAGATAAAATAGAATTTAAATACAGAAGTAATAGAACTTATAAAATGATGATAAAACTGTATGATAAGGATCAAGTGCTTAATTTAGATACAATTTTAAGTAAAAATAAGATATTTAATCATATTGTAGAAGATTTAAACTTTGATTTCAAAGATATATCTGAAATAGAAATACAGAAGTTAGATTTTATAAGTGAAAGTGACACAATAATAAATAATAAGATAATGAATGAGAAAGTATATAGTTTAGAATTCACGGTGGATACTTTCTATAGTCATGAAACAGATTATATAGAAAAATCTAAAATAAAAGGAAAAATAGAAAACGGAGGTTAAAATGAGCAGAAATGCAATAGTAAATATAGCGGCTATTAATGCGGCTCTTAGTTTGACAACTAGAGATTTTACAAGTGTTTTATTAGTAACTAAAGCAAAAAAAGTTTCAAATGGAAGCAATTTGCCTAAAGCGATTACATCTACAAAAGAACTTATAGATTTAGGTTTTCAGGAAACAGATAAGGAAGTTATTTTAGTAAGAGATTTTTTTGGTGCTTCAACAAAACCAGATTTTATTTGGGTATATGGAGATGACACAGCTTCTACAACGTATACTTCTATCTTGCAAGGGTTAGATAGTCGTTGGAAAGGAAAATGGTTCTATACAGTTGTTCCTGTCACAGAGGAAAAAGATGTAAAAGAAGCTTTGGATTTTGGAAAAGGGACATCTATAGACTATGTTTTCTTGTTTCAAGGTGCATCTAACTTTACAAAAGAAGTAAATCTTAAAATAGCAAAAGAAAATAAAGTGGATAATGGATTTTATATTGCAACAGATAAAAATGAAGGTCAAATTACAAATCTTCTTGCAACAATAAGGAACTTTTTTCCGGGTTCTGTTCCATTTGCGAGTATCAAATTAAATGGAATTACAGGATCAAACTATACTTTATCTGAAATATTGGAGCTAGTTGGAAGTCAGAGAGAATCTTCGACTGGAGTTAATATTGTAACAGAAGAAGAACAAATGGTTATCCCTTATTATGGAAAGGCTATGGATGGAATAACATGGTTTGATTATACATTAGCAAAAATAGCAATAGATGAATATATGAGAATTGGGATAACAAAATACATAGTTGAAAGAAACACAAGAGGAGAAAAAATTTCTACAAAGGAAGCAGGAAGACAGCAAGTAGCTTCAAATGGTACTTCGATTCTTAGAGAATTTGCTACAAGAGGGATAATTTATGATATTGATGACATTCTTGAAGAAGGAACAAATGCTTTTGAAGTGAAAGTTGTAAATATGAGTAACCGAGAAGTTGAAATTAAATATAATTGCTGGTTTCAAGGTGCAATAATCAAATCAAAAGTACAAGTTATATTAAATTCAAAAAATGGAAATTAGGGAGGTAAAAATATATGGCATATATGAGAGAGGGATTCATATTAGTAAGGGGTTCTGGAAGAGAACTTATAATAGATGAACTTGATGAAGATGCAGTTGAAATAGAAACAGCAGAGGATAAAACAAGCAGAAGAATGACAACAAGAGGTAAGAATATTTACTCCATTATAGCTAATGTTCCTTATGAACTTACTATTTCAATTCCACCAAGAGTAAAAGTAATGGAAAGAATTTTAGATTTTCTGAAATTTTTAAAAGATAACAAATATCCAACTTTGGAGATAGAAACGCATGAAACAATAGATGGTCAAACAGTGATAACATATTATGAAGACGGAAATGTCTTATCCGAACTTGATTCAGAAGGTGCTTTTACAGAAGAAGCTCCAACAAATACTTTAAAACTTGCAGGAACAAGAAAAGAAAAGAAAATATCATAGAGGGGTAGAAAATAATGGAAAATAAGCAAAAGAAATTACAATTTAAAAGAATAGAACCTGGAGAAAAGCCTTTTTTAGGAGCTTTTTTAGGAGAAGAAAGACATTTTGGACTTCCAAATAAAGTCTTTAAAGTTTATTTAGAAGGTGAGGGAGATGATGGAGAAAAAGGATTTGTTTGTGTTCAGTTGATTAATCCTAAAGCAAGAAAATTAACAAGATTCTTAATAAATGCAGGGAATTTCACAGGAGCATTAGACAGTGGAGATTTTTCAGGAATGGAAGATGATTCTTTGGATAAATTCATAACTTTGACACAGGAATTATTCCAAATTCCAGATACTGTTGTGGATAAATTGACATTCATGAGCATAATGAATTTAATCATTTTTGCGACAAATATTGCAATAAATCCCAGCAGTGAATCTTAAAAGTAATGGGCAGATAAATTATAGGTTACAGTATGAAAAAATGGATGCAAGATTAAAAAATGCACATATAATAGCACATGAATTTAATCTTAATCCTTACGATATAGATGAAAACTGGGGTGATAAGCAAATGGCTGATACTTTAAGTTTTTTAAATGAACTTCACAGAAAAAAGTAGGAGGTGGGAATAAATGGCAGAAGCAAATGAAACACTGGTTTCTTTAAAAATAGAAGCTGACATGGCGAGTTTAAAAAAAGCATTACAGAGTATAAATACAATGATAAAATCCGCATTGAAAGCTCAGATAGACTTGACTTTTAATGTTCGTGGAGAAAAGCAGATAGAAGCAATGAAACAGAGAATTTCTAAAGAAATAAAGATACCAGTTTCGTTTCAAAATAATGCTAAATCAGCTCCAACTCCTACTCCAAAAACTCCAGTTTCTTCACCAGCACCAGCTGAAGGCGGATTCCAAGGGTTTATGGGGCAAATGTCGGATATTCAAGGACAATTATCATCAGTCGTAGGTGGCGCAGTACTTATTGGATTTACTAAAGGTATTGCTAATGGTATTGCAGAAACAGGAATGCAATTTGAAAATTTAAAAACTACACTTTCAAATGCTCTTGGTGGGGCAGCTGAAGGAGCAGCTGCAATGCAGATCATAAGAGAAACCGCTAATGAAGTTAAACTTTCAATTGATGAAGTAGGAAATGGTTTTAATAAACTTATAAACAGAGGTCTAAAGCCGACAAAAGAGGAATTTATTCAACTTACTGATGTAGCTAAATCGCAAGGTAAAGAAGTTGACCAGTATGTTGAAGCTGTTCTAGATGCAATGACTGGAGAAAATGAGAGATTAAAAGAATTTGGAGTAAAAGCTAAAGATGCGGGAGATAAAGTAATATTCACATTTAAAGGGGTATCAACAGAAGTTAAAAAGAACGAGCAGGATATTTATAATTATCTTGTTGCACTTGGTAAAGTTCCAGGAGTTGCTGGAATGTCAGCAAAAGCGGCTGACACTTTTTCTGGGAAACTAGCTGCTATACAATCAAAAATAGATGGAATTAAAATAGCAATTTTTGAAAGAATAGGAGAAGCTTTAAAGCCTGTTTTAGATGTTGTTGCTAATGTTCTGGAAGGTTTTCAGAAATGGGCAGAAAAAAATCCAGAATTAGCTTCAGGATTAACTCTTATAATAATGGCAATAGCTGGATTGACAGGAGCTTTTTTAGTTTTGATGCCGATTATTGCAGGTATTATGGCATTGGGTGCGCCTTTATTATCAACAATAGGAGCTATTTCTTTAGCAATTGGAGTTTTAGTCTTTGTACTTTGGGATTTATGGAATGGATTAATGACAGGAGAAAGCTATATTTTTGCTATAATTGATGGATTTTTTGAATGGATAGGTATTGGAATTACTGTACAAGAAATAATAAATGCCATCAGTGAAGGATTTCAAATAATGGCAGCTTTTGTTGTAGATTATGTAGTTCCAGTTATATTAGGAGCATGGCAATTTTTGGTAGATGCTTTAATGCTTTTATGGGATGGCTTTACAGATTTTATTTCATCAATAATTGATATTATAGTTGGTCTTTTTACTAATAATATTCCACTTGCGGCTCAAGGATTTGTAAATTTAAAGAATACAGTTCTTAACATATTTGATAGTATTGTTGCAGCGGCGGCTACGGCAGTTTCCAGAATTTTAAGTATGTTTGCAGATGCAGTCAATAAAATAGGGGATATGGTTTCTGGCATTCCTTTGATTGGTGGAGCAATAGGGGGAGTTGTAAAAGCAGGAGGAAATGCAATTAAAGGTTTATCTGATAAAGCAGCAGGAGTTGCAAACGATAGGAGAAGTTCTGTTCAAACAAGAAAAAATGAAATGAGTGCTAATTCTACTAAAAATAACACAGGAAAGAAAAGATTTAAAATGCCGGGTGGAAACAAGAATAAGGGAAACAAAACTGATCCATATGGGAAAATGAAAAGTGGAGCAGGTGGTGGAAGCTCAGGCGGTGGAAAAGGTAAAAAAGGAGGAAAAGGTGGAGGTGGTGGAAAAGGTAAAGGAAAAGGAAAAGGCAACAAAGGAGGCGGAGGTTCTGGAAGTTCAAAAAACAAAGAGAATATTGAGGAACAGAAAGCAATAGTTTCCGCAATAGAAGGGTTGCAGGAAGTTCTGAAAAAAACAGGATATTCAATTGTAAACGAAATAAAAAGGGCGGACTTGTTTGAAGCAAAAAGAAAAGCTTTACTTGATTCACAAAGAAAAGAAGGTGCAGCAGAATTATTTAAACATATAAAGGAAAAATTTTTAGGTGGGAATACTAAAGAAGTAAATAATAAAGTTGAGATAGTTTTAAATGGTTCAAAAACAAGTCATGGAATTAATGAAAATACAAGGCTTAAAGATATATTTAAAATACATTATTCAAGGTCAGGAGGATAGAAAATGAGTTTATGGGATTTAGATAAAATAGATGGTTTTTTTGGAGTGATACCATTTCATAGTTTATCAAATGAGATTAATTTTCAAAAAGATATAACTTCAAGAAAGACTTATCTAGGATATGAAGATAATGATCACAGATATTTTAAAGCTAAAGAATTGACCTTGGATATTGTTTTTTTTGGAAAAATGGCAAGATTGAAAATGGGGGCATTGGAAAAGTACTGGAAAGAAGATGATAAACAAGTTCTAATTTTGTTAAAAAGAAATCATGTGTATAAAAACATGGTTATTAGGGACATTTCAAGGACTGAAGAGTATATAAAAGATGGAAATAATGTCATTGAAGCAAGTATAACTTTTCAAGAAATGCGTTATGGAATTCCTGGTGGGAATTTATATGAAGATGTCAAAAATGTTACTTCTTCTGATAGCATGTTTACTCAAATAGTCGGAGTTGCAAAAGATAAGCTTAAAAACTTTGTAAATCTTTACACTAGAGCTATAAAGTAGGTGGAAAAATGAAAATACAGTATAAGGAAAAAGAAGTTAAAGAGTTAATAATAAATAACAACTTTGTAGAAATTGCTTTTGATATTGATAATTTAGAAAATAAAACTTCTAAAATAGAATTGATTGCATTTGAAAGAAAAATAAAATTTGAACTAATTTATATAAATAAGAAATACAGTTATTTACATGATGAAATAGATCCTATAATTTTGCAGATTATGAATGTAGATAACGTATTGCTATCTACTTTGAAAATAGAACCTTATCAAGACTTGTTATATATTCCAAAACAGATAACTAATGATTATGATGATCTTATTTTATTGATAGTGCCTAAAAACAAAGAAGGATTAAAAAGTGATTTTAATATTAAAACTTTAAAAAACTTCACTTTTTTACTATTCAAGAGGTAACAAGAATGAAAGATAAATTTAGATATATAGAAATAAGATTAATGTTAGCCGACAATGTTCTTATATATGATAATGATAACTTTAACATGGATTTCAGGCTTGAAGTAGACAGGACAAGTCAATCTAATGTCCTGGAATTAAATTTATATAATATCAAAGCAAGAGAAAAAGGGCAACTTAGTTTAGAATATGAATTTTTGAAAGCAAAACCAAGAATAGAACTTTATGCAGGATATAGGGAGAAAAAAGAAATTAAAATAAAAGATTTAATTTTTTCAGGTCAACTTGCAACAGTAAAAAATGAATTTTCTGAACTGGATATAAAATATAGTTTAGTGTGCTTTCAGGAAAAAGATATACTTGTGATGCAGACTCTTAATATAAGTTATCCAAAAGGAAATAAACCAAGTTTTATAATAAAAGATCTGATTGATAAATTTGGAAGTAAAGATGAAATTAAACTTGGAATAGGGAAAATAGAACTATTTAAGGATTTGCCTTATCAATCAAATTTTTCAAAATCGAATACTAGTTTACAAAAAATATTTGAAGATATAGCAAAAGATACAATGAGTATATTTTATATAGAAAATGGACTTCTTTATTTTTTGCCGAAACATTCTTTCATAAAAGAAAAAACAGAATTAACACAGATGGATTTATTGAATCTGACTGTGGATGATGATGGATATAGTGTTAAATTAGGTTTTAGGAATTTTAAGATAAATACTCAATTATTTATAGAAGGACTGGAAAAAGATTATGTAATAGATAAAATAACACATAATTGTGATGGAGAAGATGGAGAATTTACAACAGAATTGAAAATACTCGATATGGATATATTTGGACAGAATATGTTAAAGGAACTGGAAGAAATTAAGAAGAAATCTGAAGAAAAGATAAAAAAAGCTGAAGATAAGGAAGAAAAACAAAAAGAAAAATCTAAAAAGGAGGAAAAGTAATGGCATTTAGTGAACTTGAAAAACATAATAAAATGCTTATTCAGGATGGAATCAACGATATACATACGACATGGATAGGTAAAATTTATGATGTTGATAACACAAAAAGAAAAGCAAGTGTAAAATTTTTACAGAAGGCAATAAGAAGTTTGAAAGATGATGTTATACAGACAACTCCTGAAGATTTAACAGATGTTCCTTTATTACCAGTTTTTAGTAGTGACAGTTTTGAAATATATGTTCCTTATTCTAATGATGACAAGGTTTTTATAAATATATTTGAAAGACCATATATTGAGGCTTTTCAATCTAATGAAATTTCAGAGCAACAGAGTTTTGGAAGAACAGAAATGGGATTTGCGGTTGTCATAAGGGCAATACCTTCGGATATTATTTCTGGAAAGCAAAAAAACAACGATAAAATAGTTATCAATAATAAAAAGAATGGAACAAATGTTATTTTAGGAAATAGTATAGAAATAACCGGAGATACAATAATAACTGGAAACTTGAAGATAACAGGCGATGTTACTATAAAAGGTAAACTGAAAGTTTCTGAAATAGATACTGAAAGTGGAATAAAAAAAGGTGGAGTAGATTATATACATCCATAGAGGTGAGAAATGATAGCTTTTGAAATGAGAAATGGAGATTTATATTTTAAAGATAATGATCTTATAGTGATAAATGAAAAAGAAAAAGCAAAACAGGATATAGTTGAACTTATAAAGCATATAAAAGGGACTTATGATTTAAGAACTGAAATAGGAATACCTTGGCTTGATTATATAGGTCAGTTAAAGTCACAGGAACGAGAAGATTTGATGATTACATATATGTATGAAAAAGTTTCTTCTTATAAAGGAGTAGATTTAAGCAGCATAATTATTGAAAAGTCAAAATCAGAAAACAGAGAAGGCTTTTTCAGAATAAAATTTGATTATCTTGGTGAAGAAACAAAAATTGAAATAGATAGGAGGGAGATGAATGGCTGATTTTAAAATAGAAAACAACGGAATTGTTTTCCCTTTATTTTTAGATATAAAAAAAGCAATGGAACAGGAAGGAAAAATACAGTTTGGAGATGATTTTGAAATAAATCCTGAAACATCGCTTGGACAATTTTTGGAAGTATTTATATATATGCTTGAAAATCAAAGTAAACAGTTACAGTTGCTTTATTCTCAAATGTGGTTACACAATAAAAATGGTGCAATTTTATCAGCATTTGGAAGTAACTTTGGGATAGAAAGAATAAAAGGAAAATATGCTTATGGAAACTTAAACATAGAAGGAGTACCAGGTCATATAGTTACAAAAGGATTTCAAGTAAGATCTAAAAAAGGATTATTATATCAGACAGTATCAAATGTATTAATAAACAACATTGGAAAAGCGGTTGTACAAATAAAAGCATTAGATTTTGGAGAAGAATACAATGCTTCTGAAAATGAAATTACTGAAAAAGCAACTGGAGATGAAAATGTAAGCAAAGTATATAATTCAGAAATAATCAGTGGTGGGACATTTTTAGAAAGTGATGAAGAACTAAGAAAAAGAATTTTAAATTTATCATTATCAAAAGGAGGTTCTGACATAAATGGAATAAAATCAAATTTACTTAGACTATCTCAAGTTGAAGATTGTGATGTTCTTGAAAACTCTACAGATGAAAGAAATGAAACTTTAAAATTAGATCCTGGCCATGTGAGAATCATAATAAAAGGTCTTATTGATGAAGAAGTAGCATATACAGTTCTTAATACTATTTCAATAGGTATTGTGACTGATGGGGATGTTGAAATGAGAGTAATAACTGATTCAAATCAAGAACGAATAATTAAATTTAAAAAAGCAACTAAAGTTGAATACGCAGTAAGAGTTAGAAATATAAAAAATATTTCTGAACATAAAAAAACAACAAAAGAAGAAATTATAGGAAATATCATCAAGGAAGCAGACAGATTTAGACTAGGTCAATATGTAAATTATGAAAAAATTCAAGCTGCAGTTTATAAAATAGCTGATCAGTTAGAAGCGGATGTAGAAATAAAGAAAATAAATGGAAACTGGTCAAAAACAGATTTAACTATACAGCATGATGAGTATAGTTTTTTGAGCATTAATAATATTGAGGTGGAATTATAATGGAAGCAAATGATTTTTTAAAGTTATGTGGGAATATAGTCGACAGAAAAGGTCAGAATAACATAAAAATTTTCAATATAATTTCTAAAGGATTTGAATTGTATGATAAACATTTTGAAAAAGTATTGTTTTCTGATGTCATTGATAAATTACTTGAAAAAGAACTTGATCTATTTGGTTCACAATTCAAAATTTATAGAAGTGGAAGAACAGATGAAGAGTACAGAAAATTTTTAAAATTATCATTTTTACTAAGATTAGGAAGAGTTGATTTTAATTTTATTGT